CACCATTCCGGTGTCGGGCCGGTGCGCTGGCCCTGCTGCACCATGGCCCTTTCCTTCTCCGCCTCCATCTCCGCCTCGGCGTCTTGGAGCGCCAGGCCTGAGCCGACGCCCGGGATCATGCTGAGGCCCATCCGGCGGAGGTCGCCAGCATGCTGGTTCAGAAACTCGATCGCCTTGGCTAGCCCTTCGATGGTGGCGGTCAGAGCCTGGAAGGCTCCGGAGTCCTGGATCGACTTCATCAGATCGTCCCAAGCGCTCGACAGGTCATGGACGGACCCGACGAGGCCCGTATGCTGAGCCTCCGCAGTGCCGCCGAGCTTGCCTTGCAGCTTGTCCAGGATCGTCCCGAGCGCTTCGCTCTGCTGCCCGGTATCCACCAACTCCTGGAGCATGTCGCGCTCGGCATCGGTAAAGTGGACGCCGGCGCGCGAGAGGGCGGCAAGGCCTTCGGTCGGCGATTCCAGCGCCTTGCCGAGGGCGAGCGCCGCGCTCTGGAGATCGCTGCCGAACAAGGCGGCCAGGTCGGCCGAGGATTCGAGCGCCGTCTCGAAGGTGTCCTTGGTGATCCCCTTGAAGGTCAGCAGCACGGCTTCCGCGCGCTTGACGTCCACATCGTCGAAGAGAGTGGAGTGCTCCAGGGCGTCCGCCATGTCCTTCAGCTGCTCAGCGGTCAGGCCGGCCTGGCCGCCGGTCGCCTTCAGCACGGCATTGAGGCTGGCCGTGGCCTTTTCGTCCGCCATGATCGCGGTCGCGACGTCACCGAGGATCTGGATCGCCTGATCGATCGACACCCAGCGCAGCGCGAACTTGTTGAGCTCGCTTCCTAACGAAGCCAAGGCACTTTCTGCCTTGCCGGCACCTTGACTGGCCTTGGCGCCGACGTCATTGGCCGCAGCACCAAGCTCCTTCAGCGAAGCCTCGCCGGTTTTCGCGGCCGCGACCAGCCCCGAGGGGTCGCCTTTGAGAGTGATGCCGACCGTTACATCAGGCATCGCGCCTGCTCTCCTCCGACCAGACCGCCAGGGCCTCGAACTCCATCACCTGCACATCGGCCAGCAGCGCCTCGCTCCAAGCAACCCCCATGGCACGCGCGACGAGCCGCACGGCCGGATAGTCCAGCCCTGTGCGGATGCCGCTCATCCCCGCCGTCCGCCATTGCGTGGCACAGCGCGCGAACAGCAGTACCGCGTCCCAGCATTCGGGCAACACCTCGCACTCGGACGGCGCCTGTGCTTCCAATTTCGCTTGCCACGCCGCCTGGATCTCCTTTGGCGCTCCGGCCGCTGCCAGCTCGACCCCCACCAGGTCTTCACCGCGGCCGCCGCCGGCCCACCAGCGCGCGGCCGCTCTCAGTTTTTTTCGCGCGCCCCACCGACGGCATCGCGATAGGCGCGTAGCAGCGCCGCCCGGATGTAGGGCACGGCGATCAGCCGATCGCGTACCTCGGCACTGTAGGTGATGGCCACACCCGCCTCATCGCGGACCTCCGTCCAGTCGAGCAGGATCTCGCTCAGCATTTCATCGGCGCTGAGCTGACCGAGCCGGCCGAGGTCGAGCAGCTTCAATCTTGCGTTGAACCGGCGCGTCTCGAACTTGCCGTCGTCGATCGGCTCCTGCACCTCGATGGGCCACCAGACGCTGCGCTCCTTCGCCAGCACGAACATCGGACCTCCTCAGGTCAGGGTGATGGTGAGCTCGTCATTGCCCGCGTTTGGCAGCAGCGCCACATCCATCGTGAGCAACAGCAAGTCCTGTTCCGTCGCATAGCGCGGGTTCATCAGCTGGACCTTGGGCGCGTCGATGCGGAAGATGTTGCCGGCAACCGTGCCGTGGATCAGCACCAGGGCGCCGGGGGTGCTCGCCTGGTCAATGGTGAAGTAGTCCTTGGACGCGATCGCCGGCATCTCGATGGTCACGGAGCCGCTGGGCGTCCGACCGCCCAGCTCGACGCCCCGGGTGTTGACCCAGTCCCGCCAGATGCGCTCTCGGGCTATATCGAGCCTGAGCTCGCGCAACTTGGCGCCGTAGCCGTGCAGGGTGAAGGTCGGTGTGTTCGTGTTGTTGGCGACCAGCGGGTCCTTCCAGAACGTCCAGCTCGGCGTCCCCATGGCGGCATCGGTCGGCGCGGCATAGACGCCCATAGCGTCGAAGTTGATCAGGGGCACCTGGCCGGCGGCGAAGTTGAGACTCAGGGAGCCGCGACAGCCCACGACCTTCTGCTGGATCCCGTCGATCCAGTAGTAGATCGTGCTCGATTCCTCACCGGTGCTGATCGGATTGTAGACAGTGGAGACTCCGGTATTCGTCGTCTCCGCGAAACCGCACATGCGGGCGAGGTAGCGCCACGGCGGCGGCGTACCGGCTGTGCCGCTGCCAGCGGCCTCGGAGGCGAAAGAGAACGTCACTTTCGAATTCGCCTTGTACAGCTGCGAGCGGCCAAGATAGGGGCGCAACAGCTGGCGATCGACATAGTCCGAGGGCGCCGGTTGCGGCAAATCGCGCCACCGGATCAGCATGGTGTTGGCGCTTGCCGGCGCGGAATCGACGCCATAGACCGCCTCGATCTTCGCCAGCATGAGCCGCAGGTCGGATTTCATCGGCACCGATCAATCCTCCTCCGGAAGCTTGCGCAGCGTGCCGTCCGGCAGCCGCTCATAGCGCCCGCCTTCGCTGGGGAGCGGCAGCGACGGAGGTGCGGGGACCTCCTCCGAGTCGTCGTTGGTCGGTTCTTCGGCCATGGTCACCTCACCGGAAATGCCGCGTCTGCAGGCCGCACCGGACCGCATGACATAAGACCTCGCCAGCAAACATCACCGGCCCGCTCTCCTCGACCTGCAATCCCGCCAGCTTCTGATCGTCGATCATGGTGGCAATCAGCCCATCGAGCGTGTCGTCGGCTCTGAAGGCATCGCGGATCTGCTCGACCAGCAGGTCGAAGCTCTCCTCGGATGCTCGCGCGTCATCGAGCGCCATGAGGCCGCGCAGCTGCCAGTGGTGATCGACAGCGTATCGCCCCAGGGCGAGCTGGTGCTCGACGGTGGTGACGCGGCGCACATGCCAGCCCCGTAGCACGCCACTATCGGGCGCGAGATAGAGGGCCTTGAGGCCGCCCATGGTCTTAGCATAGCGCTCGTATGTGTGAACGACGCCGGCACCGGTGATGCCGCGGATCTTCGCCGCGATTGCGGCGCGGATCTGCTGGATGTTTGGCGCGGTCATGAAGCCGCTCCCGGGGCGAGGCGCGCGGCGATCCGCCCTGCCGCCGCGGCGACGATGCCCTGGAGTTGCGCGGTGTTCGCCTGCAGGGCCCGGGTGAACATGAAGGCACCCTTCGTGCCCCGGGCCGCGATCTTGCGGGCGACCAGGAAGCCGACGTGCTGCGCCTGCTCGGCCGAGACGCCAAGCTTGAGGTGGGCCCAATCGGCCAGCGGCTGAATCGGTGGGAAGTGCGGCCGTGCGCCGAGCTCTACGGAGACCGCATAGGCGAGGCTGGTGCCCACCACGCCGATGATCTGGTCGGCCAAGCGCCGGGGCTGCTGCGCCGCGATCGACCCCCGCAGTAGCCCGGTGGCCGTCGGTGTGCCTTCCTTGGCCTCGCGTTCGAGCAGCAGCTCGGCCTCCAGCACCCCGCGCGTGATCTCCTCCGCCACCGTCTCCGGCGCCTTCTGCCAAGCCTGGGCGAGGTCGACCACCTGGCTGGCATCGATCGAGATGCGGAAGGCGTCGGCCATGCTAGCCACCAACCGTAAAGTCCACCGTCGCCGACACGTCCCACAGGTCCGTATTGCCCGCCGGCGGTGCGAATTCCAGGTCCAGGCAGGCGTTGTCCCTGTCGGCGGTGAGCGTGATGTCGGCGCCGGCTACGACGCCGGTGCTGAGCGGCATCGGCTTGACGCCCGGGACGACCGTCGTCGCAACCGCGGAGCCCTGGTTGTGCATTAGGAACGGCCACTCGATCCAGGTCTCCGAATTGTCGGTGTTGGTCCGGTCGCGCGCGACTACGGTGATCGTGCCTCCCGTCGTCCTGTTGGGGGGTGGCGAAACGCAGGTCGATCCGTCGATCACCGGGCCCGCATCGGCGCTGAGACGGACCACGGTCGTGTCCGAGGTGTGGTTGCGAAGCTGATCGGTGCAGTGCTGGGAGCCCCCCACGCCTGCGCCGGCAAAGCCACCGATGGAATAGCAGTCCCAGCCATAGCCAATGGCGCCGGCCGATGCGCCCCCGGCCCTGGCATAGGTGCCGGCAGCCAGGTTGCCGCGCCCGCCCGTGACCGTACTGTGGTCGCCGGTGGCCTTGTTGTCCTGCCCGCCCGAGATGACCGAACGCGGACCGCTGGCTACATTCCTGGGATCGGCACGCTCGAGCTGCATATCGACGGCGCGAACGCCACGGGGATTGCCGCCCAGCACCGTCCCATCCGCATATTGCGCCTGCAGGGCATTGGTCGAACCCAGGCAGTGCCCCAGGGTTTCCAGCCGGTCGGTCTGGATGCACGCGTTCGCGCCGGCGCCGATAATCGGTGGTGTGTAGCCGGCAACCGCGGTCGAGAGCCGCTGGATCTGATTTGCGAAGGTGGCATTGGTCATGCCTGGCGTGTCGGTGCCCTCGAAGGCCTCGGTCGAGATCCGGCCGCCGATGACGTTGAACACGTTGGCGCGGCCGCCGCCCTGGATCTCGTCGTTGGTGTCGCCGGCCTTGACCCGCAGGAGGATGCCGGTCCCGGCTCCGACGTAAAGACCGCTCACCACATCGAAATAGTTGTGGTCCGCGTCGCCGAGATCGACGCATTCGCCGTTCTTGTAGAAGCAGTCGGCGAACCAAACGTGGTTCTCAGAGGTGTTGCCGACGGCGGTGCCGCAGTTGCGATTCAGGGTGCCGGTGAAGAAGATCTCGGGCGCCGTGGTGTCAGGGGCACCGCGGACATTCGAAGCCTGCACCCAGACATCATTGAACTCGCTGTTGC